AACTGGTAGGGCTCTTGAAGTACTTACCGCTAAGCGCGCCCAGCGTACCGCCGATGCAGAAGACGACCGTGCCAAGCGCACTGGCGCTGACCGTACAGCTACACGCAAAGCAGAGTACGACGCAGAACAGCGTTTAAGCAGAACCCGTAGGTTCGGCGCAGATAAACCTGCAGCCGCAGCGCAACCTGCAGCTACACCCGCAGCCGCAGCTACACCCGAAGCAGCAAAGGCTAAGCCAAAAACTATACGTCAAGAGTTTAATGCAGCGTTCAGCGCTGCTCGCGCAAAAGCAATTAAAGAAGGACGCGACCCTAACAAAGAAATTTTTATGTTTGGTGGCAAAAAGAAAGTTGCCCTTATGGCGGGCTCAGGTAGCGGTAAAGGTACTCCCCCTGCGGCTAGAACTCCTGCGGCAGCTAAGAACAATCCTCCTGCGGCTTCGGCTTCTCCTGCGGCAGCTAAGAACAATCCTCCTGCGGCTTCGGCTTCTCCTGCGGCAGCTAAGAACAATCCTCCTGCAACTGCGTCTGACGTTAATATCCTACAGGCAGCAAGGGTAGCGCGCCTGAACAAAGAAGCTGAAGAACGTAAAAAGCGTATAGGTATGCCAGCATATGAACGTATGGCTAAAGGCGGCACATTTAAAAAGGAAACTACTGTGAAGAAAAAGCCGATGCCTATGGGCGGTAAGCAGCTAATGCCACTAAAGAAAAAACTAACAAAAGAGCCAATCACAGGTGGTTCAGACACAGTTCCGGCGACTTCAGAGCGCAACGAGTTTCGCAAGGAAATGATGAAGCGTAATGCTACGCCCGGTATGAAAAAGGGTGGAAAAATGAAGAAGTATGCTGCTGGTGGTCTTACTAAGCAAATGCCGACTTCTAAGCAGATGGGAAATTTAAATATGGCTAAGGGTGGAAAAGCTAAGATGAAGCCAGCGGCTAAGGGTAAAGCTAAGGGTAATCCTTTCGCGGCAACCAAGTTTGGCGCAGCTATGATGAAGAAGTCGGCTGACACTAAAGGCCGTGCAATGCCGAAGTTCGCCAAGGGCGGCTCGATTGATGGTTGTGCTACTAAGGGCAAGACCAAGGCTTCGATGGTCAAGATGAACCGTGGTGGCATGATGAAAAAGGGCAGCTCCTGCTAATGCGACCTTGCCGGGGTATGGGGGCTATGAAAAAGTCCAAACTGCCTAAAGGTGAAGCTATTGGTATGGCTACTGGTGGCAAGCTGGATATTTCGGAAGCCATCAAGAAACCGGGTGCACTGCGCTCGGCTCTTGGTGCTAAGAAGGGTAAGCCGATCCCGGCAAAGAAGCTTGCTAAGGCCGCTAAGGCTCCCGGTAAATTAGGCCAACGTGCAAGGTTTGCGCAGATGCTCAAGGGCTTTAAGAAGAAGTAAATGGCTCGGTCGGACGAACCTAAGTGGAAACGTATTGTTGCCAGCGTAAAGGCTGGCACCAAGGGTGGAAACGCAGGTCAATGGTCCGCAAGAAAAGCGCAGCTTGCTACGCAACGGTATAAGAAGTCAGGCGGCAGCTACAGCGGCCCGAAGACGGAAGCTCAGAAATCCCTGTCCAAATGGGGTAAGGAAGACTGGGGAACCAAGTCAGGTAAGCCGTCTACGCAGGGGGCGAAAGCCACGGGTGAGCGCTACTTACCTAAGAAAGCACGTGAGGCTTTGAGTTCGCAGGAATACTCTGCTACAAGCAAGGCGAAACGCGCAGGCACCAAGGCAGGCAAGCAGTTTGTTAAACAGCCAAAGGCCATAGCGAAGAAGGCAGCTAAGTACAGATGACCACAACTGGCACCACCACGTTTAACCTCAACCTTAATGAGCTTGTTGAAGAAGCTTTTGAGCGCTGTGGTGCTGAGCTTCGTACTGGTTACGACCTTAAGACAGCCCGCCGTAGCTTGAACCTACTGACGATTGAGTGGGCAAACCGTGGTATTAACCTGTGGACTATTGACCAAGGCTCTATTGCTATGGTGCAGGGGCAGATTGTCTATGACCTGCCGGTGGACACGATTGACTTGTTAGAGCAGGTGATACGTACAAATGCTGGTACAACTTCGAACCAGCTTGATATCAATATTAACCGTATTAGCGCCGATACGTATATCACAATTCCAAACAAGAATGCTCAAGGGCGTCCTATTCAAGTATGGATAAACCGCCAGTCAGGTGCGACTGAACCAACTACTGGCGTTGCATACCCGCAGATTAACGTGTGGCCAGCCCCAGACCAAAGCAACTATTATACCTTCTTCTACTACCGCTTGCGCCGTATGCAGGACGCAGGTGACGGTATTACAACGCAAGACATTCCCTTCCGCTTTCTACCCTGTATGGTAGCAGGACTAGCATATTACCTGTCGCTTAAGCTCCCCGGCGCTATGGAACGTACAGGAATGTTGAAGCAGATGTACGATGAAGCTTGGCAACAGGCGGCTGACGAAGACCGCGAAAAGGCCCCATTGCGGATCGCCCCGCGTCAGATGTTTATCTAGGAGGTACGATGCCAAATCCATTTGCCTCTGGTAAAAGGGCCATTGCGGAATGTGACCGTTGTGGCTTCCGGTATAAACTCAAGCAGCTTCGTAGGATAACCATAAAGACCAAGAGCACCAATATCCTTGTGTGCCCTACTTGTTGGGAGCCTGACCAGCCGCAGCTTCAGATCGGTATGTATCCGGTTGATGACCCACAGGCGCTACGTAACCCGCGTCCAGATGTTAGTTTCTGGCAGGCAGGTATGACGGGGCTTAAGGTGTTAATTCGTGGTGAGGTGCCGTCGAGTAACTCGTTAGCTTTTGGTGGCCCTAGTGATGGTAGTCGTGTTATACAGTGGGGGTGGGGTCCTGTAGGGCTGAATAATCCTTTAGCTTTTCCTGACCTCGTAAGTACGCTAGTAGGTACAGGTGAAGTGGGTACAGTGACTATAGTAACGTAGGAGAAGTAGTGATGCATAAGGAAGATATGAAGCAGGATAAGGCCACCGCAGCAAAGGCCGTGCACAAGCACGAGCGTGCGAAGCACAAAGGCCAACCGCTAACCAAGCTCGCCAAGGGCGGCAAAACTAATGCGCAGATGCGGGCTTTAGGCCGTGGTCTTGCCAAAGTTGCAAACCAGAAATCATCTTCACGGGGTAAGTAATATGGCTAAGTTTAGTATGAAAAAAGGCGGTAACGAAGTTGGTCCCGCCAGCGTTTACGCTCCACCACATAACATGTCCGGTGGCACCGAGATTAGTCTCGGTAATAACGGCTATCCGAACAATATCCCTAATACTCAAACACTGCGTACCCGTGGTACTAAGAACACTACCCGTGGGAATAGCAGCAGCACGAAGATGGGCTAATGAATTACGCTACTCTGTTTGAAACCATTAAGGGATACGTAGAAAACGACTTCCCTAACACTACATGGACGGACTCCGCTGGCACGGGGACCGTGACGCTTACGTCTACCGAACAGATTAACACGTTCATCCAAGAGGCTGAACAGCGCATATACAACACGGTCCAGCTTCTGGACCTACGTAAGAACGTAACCGGCAACGTCACATCAGGAAATATGTATCTCGCGGTGCCTTCTGACTGGCTTGCAAACTTCTCGTTGGCTGTGATTGATGGGGATGGGAATTATAGTTACTTACTCAACAAGGATGTAAACTTCATCCGCGAGTCGTTCCCTAGCCCAACCGCTACAGGTATTCCAACCCATTACTCGTTCTTCGACGAAAACTCGTATATCCTCGGCCCTACGCCGGATTCGAACTATAACGTCGAACTGCATTACTTCTACTACCCAGAATCTATTGTCACTGCTAGTACCTCGTGGCTTGGAGACAACTTTGATAGCGCGCTGCTCTATGGTTCTTTACTTGAAGCGTATACGTTTATGAAGGGTGAGCCGGAGATTATTGCTAATTACCAGCAGCGGTACGGTGAATCGCTTGCTATGCTGAAACAACTTGGTGAAGGTAAGAATCGTCAGGATATGTATCGCACCTCACAAGTTAGGTACCCCGTAAGATGATTGCTGAACTCGAAACTGCCCTTGGCACCGTGCAGGTCATGACCACAAATAACCGTGGTTTTTCTGCTGAGGAGCTTGCTGAGCGCGCCCTTAATCAAATTATCAATGTAGGCGATAACGCACCACCAGTGATTGCGGATCAGGCTCGCGCCTTCCAAGAGAACTTGCGTGAAGTGCTCATCTACTTTATACGTGAAGCAATGCGCTCGCGTAACGTAACTCTGGCGGCTAAGTTTACCGAAGCTGGTTTTCCTGAGCTAGTAAAACTAATTGATTCTTAAGGAGAATACCCATGGCTATTTCACAAGCTATGACAACCAGTTTCAAAGCCGAAATTCTGCTGGCTGTCCACGATTTCCGTAGTACTGGTGGCGACACCTTCAAGTTTGCGCTGTACACTTCGTCGGCTTCTATTGACGCTAACACAACTGCCTACACGGCTACCAACGAAGTTAGTGGCACGAACTACACCGCTGGCGGCGCTGCACTGACTAATGGTGGTGTGACCGCTACGAATACAAACGCTTCGGCAGGTACAGGTTTCACAACCTTCAGCAACCTGACGTTCAGCAATGCAACAATCACGGCTCGCGGCGCGTTAATCTATAACACAACTCCTTCAGCTAACGGCACGGCGAACACCACGCTGACCAACGCCTCTGTAGCTGTGCTGGATTTTGGCTCGGATAAAACCTCGACGGCAGGTGACTTCACCATCATCTTCCCAACGAATAACAACACCTCGGCTATCATCAGGATCGCATAATGGCTCTCGTTATTGCTAACCGCGTACAGGAAACGACGACCACTACGGGTACTGGCACGATAACTCTTGCTGGTGCTGCCAGCGGCTTTCAGTCGTTTGCGGTTGTTGGTAACGCTAACACTACATATTACACGGTCACTAGTGGTACAGACTGGGAAGTCGGTATCGGCACATATTCTACCTCTGGTACTACGCTAGCACGTACAACGATATTATCCTCGAGCATAGGTGGTGGGGCAATTACCCTTGTGGGTACGTCTACCGTATTCGTTACATATCCTGCTGAGAAGTCGGTTAATCTGGATGCCTCCGGTAACGCGACGGCGCTAGGCACACCCGCCAGCGGCACCGTCACTAACCTGACCGGCACTGCGTCGATTAACATTAACGGCACGGTGGGCGCTACCACAGCCAATACAGGTGCGTTTACTACAGCTACCGCGTCTACCAGCGTCACCAGCCCACTGGCTATTGGCGGTACAACAGCTTCGTCCACGTTGACGGTGCAAAGTACTTCAGGCGTGGGCACGTCTGACGCCATCATATTTAAGACTGGCTCACAGGTAGAACAGTTCCGTATCCTGACGGGCGGTGGTATTACCTCGGCAGCTTTAGTAGACGCCGTAGGCTACAAAGGTTTACCCCAAAACAGCCAAACAGCATCCTACACGCTGGCGCTGACCGACATGGGCAAGATGGTTAATACTACTACAGGTGGTGTCGTAATCCCCGCTAACGGTTCTGTGGCGTTTCCGATTGGCTCAACAGTCATCATTTATAACAACAGCGCCACCAGTCAGACGATCAGCATCACGACTGACACTATGTATCTTGCTGGCACGGCCACCACAGGATCACGCACGCTTGCGCAACGCGGTCTTGCCACAGTAGTTAAGGTGACAGCAACTAACTGGGCTATTTCTGGCGGAGGTGTAACCTGATGACTGGTATTTTTGGTGGATTACTGGCTGGCGGCAAGGAAGTAACCGGGCAGACAGCATACACAACCGCAGGAACATATTGTTTTGTTGCACCCGCTGGCGTTACCTCCGTGTCCGTTGTCGCTGTTGGCGGCGGCAGTTCTCGGTTCGTGCAGTCGGAGCCGGGTTCGGGCGGGGGCCTTGGCTACAAAAACAACATCAGCGTAACGCCCGGATGCAGCTACACAGTAGTTGTGGGTGCGGGCGTGGCTGCCTGTACTGGCGGAGATGGCGGAAATAGCTACTTTAACACCTTGGCTACCGTTAAAGGCGGCGGCGCTGTGTGCCGATCTGGGGGCACGTACACTGGGGACGGTGGCGGTAACGGCGGCAGTGCGCCATTCGGCACCAGCTCAGGTGGCGGCGCTGGTGGGTACGCAGGGAGCGGCGGTGCCGGTACTGACTGTTACGGCAGTAGTTTTGCGGGTAGCGGCGGCGGCGGAGGCGGTGGTGGACAAGGTGTAGCGTTCTGCTACTCTCAAGGTGCTTCCGGAGGCGGTGTAGGCATTCTCGGCCAAGGGAGCAGCGGCGCTGGTGGGACCAGCAGTGTTTCCAACCCTCCCACAGGAGGTGGCGGCGGATCGGGGGGCACGAATGGTAACTATATTGGCGCAGCCGGTGCGTACGGTGGCGGCGCTGGTCGACGGTACACATCAGGTGGCAATCTTCGGAGCGGAGGCAGTGGCGTCGGCGCAGTCCGCATCATCTATCCCGGCACGACACGCTCCTTCCCCTCGACAAACACAGGGGACCTATAAATGGAACACACAGACCTCGAACTCTACATCCGAATCCGTGACGGGCAACCATTTGGGAACCCGATCTTTGCAGACAACTTCCGTGATGCGTTTCCCGGCGTGGATACAGAGAACCTGCCAGACACGTTTGCTAAGTTCATCCGTGTCGATGCCCCTGTTCCCGGCACCTATGAGGTGTACGAGGGCGTAACTTATCAGTGGGTCAATGATGTCGTGAAGGACGTGCATCCGGTGCGCCCAATGACGGATGAAGAGCGCGCAGCCAAGGACGCCGAATTAGCTGAACTGGCCATCCAAAATGCCAATGCGATGCACCAAACCCGTATGGATTGGTGCCAGACTACTGCCGACAAAACGGAAGACACGGCCCAAAAGCAGCTTTGGTTAGACTGCCTTGCAGCGCATCAGGCGTGGGTGCTGGAAAGCGTCGATCCGACCACACCTGCATTTCCTATCTTTCCTATCAAGGATGAAGCTGGTAACTGGGTCGCTCCGTAAACCACCATTGAGGAGCAACAATGGCACAGGAAGAACCAGCAGTGGCACCGCTAGACGAGTTCCACTATTTCGTAACGCCGATATACATTACTAAGCAGCCGCAGTTCCTTGAAACCGTAAAGGCGATTGCGCTCGACAGCATCAAGCAGGTTCACGGCAAAAAGAAGCCAGACAAAATTCACCCCGTCCTCATGTCGGGTAACATGCTGGAAGACCCTCGCATTGAGGAATTTGCCAGCTTTATAAGCCAGACGGCGTGGAATATCCTGTCCGGCCAAGGCTACGCGATGGACCAGTTCAAAACTACGTTTACGGAACTGTGGTGCCAAGAGCATTATCAAACGTCGTCGATGGATTATCACGTGCATCCCGGTGGTAGCTTCCTCATTGGCTTTTATTTCCTTGACACGCCGGAAAGCTGCCCACCCGCTGTCATCCACGACCCTCGTCCGGGCCGTGTTATGCTAGACCTTCCGCAGGTTGATCCCAGTCAAGCAACGCTTTCAAGCACGATGATTAACTTCAAGCCTGAGCCGGGTATGATGATGTTTGCCCCAGCATGGTTGGCGCACAGCTTCGGGCGCAATCCGTCTAAGGCCCCGTTCCGCTTCGTCCACTTCAACCTTACCGTGCAGCCAAATGCGCCAGCCGTGTGCCCTACACCCGCAGAGGTGATCTAATGGCACTATTCCACATCCGCTACAACCAGACGCGAGGTAAGCCGGGGCGCGGTACGATGGATCACGTATGGCGCGTGTTCGAGGACGGCAAGGAGTATTTGACGAAGAACGTAGAGATTAACGTGCCTTGTCGCGGGGAGAAAACCGGGAATGACTGGAGTATGGTTTGCGAGGGTGTGCTTACGTTAGACAGAGAGACATCGACTGCCACCATAGGGCTAGCGTAATGCGCGTGTTCGTGTTAGGGGTATATAGCCCAAAGTCTCGATAGGAAATTAATCAATGGCAAAGCTCGGCCCTGTTAAATACCTAACGATCCACTGCGCGGCTACGCCAGAAGGACGCCATGTCACGCATGAGCAGATCACGGCGTGGGACAAAGCCAAGTTTGGACAGACTAGTTACCACTGGGTAATTGAACTAGATGGCTCTATGCACCGGACGCTACGTGACGATCAAAAGGGCGCGCATGTTGGTAAGGCCAACACTGGTAACATCGGTATCTGCTATATTGGGGGTATGGATAAGGCCATGAAGGCCCCCAAGGACACTCGCACAGAAGCCCAAAACAAAACCCTCCTTACGCTTATTCGTACGTATAAGGAACGCTATCCGGGTATTATCATCCGTGGACACCGCGACTGGCCCGGTGTTAATAAAGCCTGCCCATCATTTGATGTGGCGGCGTGGCTTAAAGTAGTGGGTGAGTGATTAGCCTACTTACCCCCGATGGTAGGCGTGCGGCTGCATTTGCGGCTTTGCTAGGCGGCTGCGGTGTTTTTACCGTCTTTGCGGCAGTGGGCGTTTATCTTGTATCGGGGAATGCTACATACAGCTTCTACTTAGCGCTTGCTGCCCACGCACAGATTATGCTTGGCTTGACTGCGTTCACAGCTTTATTTATTAAGAGACATATATCTGTAGGTAAGGACGGCGTTAAAATAGAGGATCAACCCCGTGCTGACTAAGTTTATTCCATACCTACGCTTTGCACCATATGCAGGGATAGCGCTATTTGCTCTTCTTGCGGTAGTACAGTGGCAGAGTGCAAGGCACTGGGAGAAACGCTACGTCGGTTCTGAGAAAGCTCATAGCGCCACCAAAGCTGCTTACACGGGTGCGCAGGCTGCTGCCCAAGAATTAAACAAAGCCAAGGTCGCTCAGATTGAGCGTGAATACGCCGCCATAGCTGAAAAGTCTGGAAGGGAATACGATGCGTTACTTAGCGATAATCACCGCGCTGTTGCTAGCTTCGTGCGCAACCAAGCCACTAACCGTTCTACCAAAAGCACCGGAACAAGCCAAAGCGCCCCAGTGCCCATTGAAACTGTGTCAGGAGCCGAAACGGCCATCATTCCTCTTGCTGATCTCGAAATCGTTGCTGATGCCTATGCACAGTTAGATGCGTTGCGGGTATGGGCCTTAGATGTTGGTAAGGTTAAATAATGTTTGGTTTTACCTCCTTCGCGGCTCTACCCTTCAGTGCGAGTATCCCCGACGTTAGCGTCACCTTAACTGCGGTTACAGCTACCGGATCGCTTGGCACGGTTTATGCAGGTAACTTTGTATCAGTAACGTTGACCGATGTTTCTGCTACTGGGTCTATCGACACAGTTACCGTAGAGGGTAAAGCTAATATAACCCTGACAGACGTCTCAGCCACTGGGTCTATTGGCACGGTTGTAGTTACGTTCCCCGTGAGTGTAAGTCTTACCAGTGTTGATGCCTCTGGATTTATTGGTACTGTTACTGTAAGCATTCCAATTACGGTATTGTTGACGGGTGTTTCGGCTACTGGGTCTGTTACTAGTCCACTTATTTGGGAAATAATCGACGACAACCAAACACCCAACTGGGTTCAAATCCCAACGTAAGGAACGAAGATGTCAAGTACATATAGCAACCTTAAAATCCAATTAATGGGCACAGGTGATAACAACACCACATGGGGTAACGTCACGAACGTCAACCTTGGCACTTCTATAGAAGAAGCTATTGTTGGTTCGGTTAGTGTAGCGTTTTCTAGCGCTGATGTCACGCTTACGTTGACTAATACAAACGCCACTCAGTCTGCGCGTAACGTGCGCCTTAACCTAACAGGCACTGCTACTTCTGGCTACAACCTTATACTTGGCTCTGGGTGCCAGATCAACAAACCGTATATCATCAACAACGCCACAGATGGCACAGTTACAGTCAAGAACACTACCGGCACTGGTATTGCTGTTCCTACGGGTAAGACCATGTGGGTCTACAACAACGGCACTAACGTAGTAGACGTAGCTACTCACCTTACGTCGCTGACACTTGGTACGTTCCTTCCTATCGCGTCTGGTGGTACTGGCGGAAACACCGCTGCAAATGCGCGTACGGCTCTAGGTGTAGCCGCTTCTGGTGCTAATACCGATATTACTGCACTCGATCAAGATGTTGCCATTACGGCTACAGGCACAATAGCAGCCGATACCATTGGTTTCCGGGGCCTACCTCAGAACAGCCAGACCGGAGCCTACACGCTAGTGCTCTCTGATGCGGGTAAGATGATTAACACCACTACAGGCGGCGTAGTAATACCGGCTAATAGTTCGGTTGCGTTTCCTACGGGCACAACCATCGTTATATTCAACAACAGTGGTAGCAGCCAAAACGTATCCATTACGACAGATACACTACGCCTAGCGGGTAATACTAGCACGGGTACCCGTACGCTCTCTGAGTACGGCCTAGCAACGTGCGTTAAAGTTGCTTCTACTACATGGGTAATCGGCGGCTCGGTTCTCAGCTAATGACTAACGACTTTGCCTTGAGTGCACAAAACTAATGCCATTCATTAAGCTCCAGTTTAAGCCCGGTGTGAACCGCGACCAGACCGACTACTCCAACGAGGGCGGCTGGTTTGAGTGCGATAAGATCAGGTTTCGCTCAGGTTACCCCGAGAAGATTGGCGGGTGGGTAAAAGCTACGCCTACGGCGTTTGTTGGCGTGTGCCGTCAGATGTGGAACTGGATCACATCCTATTCCGATGACTTTCTTGCGCTTGGTACGAATGAGCGCGTCTATATAGAAGCAGGCGGTGTATATTATGATATCACTCCCTACGACGACGCACTGGCTGGGTCGAATACATTTGCGGTAGTTAATGGTGTTGCACTGGTTACGGTAACCACAACAACTACGCTTCCTACATGGCTCGGTACTGGTGAGACTGTGCTTATCGCTGGCTTTGCCTCGGCGCTTGGTGGTATCCCAATTACTGAACTTAACGGAGACCGCACTGTCACTGTGCTTGGCGCTAATAGCTTCACGTTCACTACGACTACGGCGGCGACTTCCACTACGTCTGTAAGCGGCGCAGGCTTCACTGTGCAGGCTGAAATTGATCCCGGTAATGCTATTGCCACAGGTGGTTATGGTTGGGGGGTCGGCACGTGGGGGCGTGACGCTTGGGGTCTTGGCACTACTACGCCTGTTAACCTGCCGCAGCGTGACTGGTGGTTTGATAACTTTGATAACGACCTTGTTATGAATATCCGCAACGGTGCGGGTTACTGGTGGTACCGACTAGCTACTTCCGACCCTGCATCATCCTTGGCTGCACATGCTATAACCCTACAAGCCTACGCAACAGCCGAGGGTGGTGATCCCAATGCTGTCCCTGTAAAGATCATGCAGTTACTGGTATCGCAGCAGGACAGGCACCTTCTCGCTTTTGGGGCAGTGCCTTTCGGTAGCACAAGCGCGGCGGACTTCGATCCACTTCTTATTCGCTGGGCTGACCAAGATAGTCCCGGTGACTGGACGCCTACGCAAACTAACACTGCTGGCGACCTTCGTGTTTCTCGTGGGTCGCGTATTGTCCGTGCCCTACCAACACGGCAGGAAGTCTTAGTCTGGACCGATACACACTTATACACACTTCAGTTCCTTGGCACTACGGACGTATTCGGCCTTCAGGAGTATGCGGACAACATCTCCGTTGCTTCACCGCGCAGCATGGTATCTGCGGCTAACGTCGTCTATTGGATGGGGCAGGATAAATTCTATGCCTATACTGGTCGCGTCGAGACACTGCCTTGTACCTTACGTAACCATGTGTTCATGAATATCAATTTTGGTCAGTCCGATCAGATCGTCTGTGGTACCAATGAGCAATGGAATGAAATATGGTGGTTCTACCCTACAGCAGATAGTGACTACAATAATGCCTATGTAGTCTATAACCACCTAGAAAAAATATGGTACTACGGCACCATTGAACGTACGGCATGGCTTGATACCCCACTACGCCACTTCCCGCAGGCTGCGAACACGACGATTACGTCAACTAATAATACGATAACCACAGGTTCCGGATTCCTATACTCTCACGAGAACGGTGTGGACGACGATGCCCTTCCGATTGACGCCTATATCCAGTCATCGGACTTTGACCTTGGTGATGGCGATAACTTCATGCTGACACGCCGTATGATTCCTGACGTTAGCTTTGATGGTTCAACAGCAGCTATTCCGGAAGCTACCCTTACTATGCGCCCACGCAACTTTCCCGGAAGTACGTTTAGCGCAGACCCTGCGGACACACAGCGTGTCATCGAGACTTCGGTTGGTGTCTATACCGATCAGGTCTTCATGCGTGCCCGTGCGCGTCAGATGGCGTTTAAGATTAGGTCAGAAAATCTTGGGGTTCAGTGGCAACTTGGTGCGGCGCGTCTCGATGTTCGTCAGGATGGTTCACGCTAATGGCTATGGATAAGTTCCGGTTCCCACCGTTACCCAACGCGCCGTCTGAGTACGACGCGCAATACATACGGCAATTCCTACGCACGTTGGAGAACTACTTCTCACAGCTCGACTCTAACACACCAAATAGTGCGCAGCAGTATACGGCTGATACATTTAATGGTATCATGGCAACTAAGAACGTAACTACAGCAGAGAAGAACGCGTTAGCCCCAAGTGCAGGATGGGTTGTTTTTGATACTACTTTGGGTAAACTTTGTGTATACAACGGTACTGCTTGGCAGACCGTGACTTCGGTTTAGGAAATAATGATGGACTTTCAGCAGATGGAACAGCCGCAGGGTGGTATGATGGGGGGCGGTTTGCCTGCTCTTAGTAATCCTATGGTACAACAGGTTCAGTCGCAAGGTCGCGGCAACGACTCAATGCTTGTCCACATGACACCGGATGAAGTTAACAGCCTTCAGGGTCTGGCCATGGCACATGGTGGCTCACTTACTATTAACCCAGAAACAGGTCTGCCCGAAGCTGGCTTCCTTGGCAAACTCCTCCCAATGATCCTTGGCGCAGCCCTAGCGGCTACTGGCGTCGGTGCTCCCCTTGCTGCTGGTATCGTAGGCGCAGGTCAGTTCGCACGCACTGGTAGTTTGAAGAAGGGCCTCATGGCCGGTCTCGGTGCCTTTGGTGGTGCTGGTCTTGCTGGCGCAGCGGGTGTTGGCGGTTCTATAACAAACAACGCGTTTGGTGCGCTTGGCGATAAGGCTGGTTTCTTCGGTGCTAATATGGGTCTAGGGGCTACTACGGCAGCTTCACAGCTTGCTCCGGTTGCCGTCACTCCTGACACTCTTGGTAATCTTGCTAATACACCAGTGTCGCAAATGGCAGGGCCTATGAACGTCCCAGCATCTGGTATTGCCGGTGGTCCGGGAGCGACGTCTGTTACATTAGGCGGACCAACCGCAGTCGCCAGCCCCATACAGACAGCCATAAATAGCCCAGAGTTTGCTAGACAGTTTGCTAACTCTGTAGGAAATATGCCAGCCCCGGCAATGCAAGGTGCACAGTTCACAGGCGGTTTAGGTTCGCGCTTCGGTCAAGCTGTACGCGCTGGTCTTCCTGCTGGTACTCCGGGAATCATTTCTAAAGCTGCGCCTATGCTCGCCGTTTCAGGCATTACTAGTGGTGTCTCTGGTGCGTTGAGTGGTAGGCCCAGTGGTAGTATGGGTGATGATGGCGTAATAGATAACTCTTATGGCGGTCCTTATACTTCGCAGGTACGTGAAACGTCCTATCCGGGGCAGTTGCCAGTTGGTTCTAGTGACTCTTCAGAGCACTTATACTTCTCTAACTCCATGCCCGCAGTTTATAACATGCAGGGTCAGATGGTTCAGCCGGGTTCCAGCACTAAGCGCGGCACACCCATACTACAAAACGTAATAAACCCTAACGCTAAGAAGGGTCAGAACCGCTACAACCAGATACTCACTCCATATATGACCGGCTTTGCGCAGGACGAAGAAGACATGGGCTACGCTCATGGCGGCGAAGTAAATATGAAGGATGGCTCTTTTGTTGTTGACGCTCGCACTGTATCTGAACTTGGTAACGGTAGCAGCAACGCAGGTATGGAGCTTATGTCTCGCATAGGTGGACGCCCACTGCAAGGGCCCGGTGACGGGGTAAGCGACTCGATACGCGCACGTATCGGTGGCAAGCAGGAAGCACGTGTTGCCCGCGACGAAGTGTTGTTCCCCCCAGAGGCAGTTAAGCGCTTAGGTAACGGCAACTCTAAGAAGGGCACTGCCAAGCTGTACTCACTTATGAACAAAGCCCACAAAGCACGGAAACAGGCACAACGCGGTCAAGATACTAAACTGCGCAGCGGACTTGGATAATGGAAGTTAGCCTTATCCCTACTGAGCATGTAAGTGAGTTGTGGCCTCGCATCTTTCCGCATTTGAGTAAAGCTGCGGAGTACACCTTTGGTCGGTATGAACCTGAAGATATTATCGACTCGATTACGCAGTATGACCACCATCTTTGGGTTGCATTTGTAGACGAAGAGATCAAAGGCATTACAATAACCTGCTTTAAACAATACCCACGTATGTTATGTCTTGATATGGTATTTTGCGCAGGTGATGAAGGTATGGAATGGAAAGCCCCTATGCTTAAAGTATTGCAGCACTGGGCACATGATAATGACTGTGACCGGATTGAATCTTCTGGTAGGGTCGGTTGGTCAAAGATTTTTAAAGACGATGGATATAAAGCACTTTGGCAGGTATATGAATTGCCGGTCGCAGATGCTGGACTAGGAGCGTAATATGGGCGGTGGTGGTAGCAAAAACACGGTACAAAAGTCGGAGGTTACTCAGTCAACCCTCCCCGAATACGCACGTCCTTACTTTGAAGGGATGATGCAGCGTGCAAATGCTAACTTAACAACACCTTACATACCCTACGGGTACACACGGGACCCAAAAACAGGTGATGTTATTCGGGCGACTGACGCACAGGGTAAACCTGTCGATGCTACGCGCATTGCTGATTTTACGCAGGAGCAGAAGGACCTCCAGAAAAATATCCTTAGCCAACAGACACCGGGTCAGTTTGGCACTGCTACCGGAATTGCCTCTGATGTTGCAAACCGTTCAATCGCAGCGGGGCAGTATACTCCCGGCCAATTTACTGTAGGCGGTCTCGGTAGCCTTGGAAAAGTACGTGACGCAACTGCGGAGCGAGTAGCTGCGCAGAACATGCAGGCAGCACAATCGAATTATAACCCTAGCCTTAACTATTTCCAGATGCAGGGTCCACAGCAGTTTGGTGGCATGCAGGCTGCGCAGTATATGTCTCCGTTTATCCAGCAGGCGCTGGAACCTCAGATGCGCGAAGCTATTACAAGTGCACGGCGTGGGCAGATAGCGCAGGACCTAGGCTCGGCACGTCAGGGCACTTATGGTGGTAGCCGTCAGCTACTTGCCGGTCTTGAGCGCGAGCGTAACCTAGGCCAACAACTTGGTGATATTCAGTCGCGTGGTT